GTCGATTTATTTTTTCAACAAAAAATCCCACCGACCGGTTTTAAAGCGAGGGAAAATGGGACAGTCTCCCACCGAACCGAAACAAAGCGGATCGAAGAAAACCTCAATCCCCACCGAAGTGACGGGGGGGAAGACTGTACGGCGGGCTTCACGAAAGCCAGCCAACAAGATCGAAGCTGTTGACCCGGCGAATCTTGACGATCAGCCGCTCGATGCAGCTGCACTCTCGAAGTTGCCGCTAAAACGAGCAACTTCGGCAAAGAAGGCCCCGGCTCGCCGAGTGGCACAAAGGGCAAAGCCCTCCGTCGCTGAACCGGCTCCGACGTCAAGTCATCCAGCGCCACATTTGACCAACTTTGGCGCAGCTGCGGCCTTCATTGTTCTGCTCCGTAAACAAGAGCGCCTAACCGAGATAGACGACGCCAGGGTGACCGCCTTCCTGACTTTGGCTGCGGCTGTCGACGCTGATCCGACGAATGCACAACTCCGCAAGGAGTACCGAATGGCCGAGGAAGGCTTGCGTGCAACGGAGGACAATGGCACCGACGTCTTCGAAGAACTCCTCCGGGCTATGTCTGCCCCGGTGGGCGACACCACGAACACCTGAACGAGAGACATTCGGCAATCGAATCGTCAACGTCTCGGCGCAGCTGGGACAACCGCTCATGCCGTGGCAAGAACAAGCGGCCATGGTGGCCGGCGAAATCGATCCTGAAACTGGCTTCCCGGCCTACCGAGAAGTCATCATCTCGGTGCCTCGCCAGTCTGGCAAAACCACCCTGGTGCTTTCGTTTGAAGTCGAGCGTTGCTTGTTTTGGGCAGGCCGGCAGCGAGTGACCTACACGGCACAGACTGGCAAAGACGCTCGAGAGAAGCTCATTGAAGATCAAGCCCCGATCCTTGAGCAGTCCACTTTGTGGAAAGGCTTTGGGCAACGCGTCTACCGAGGCGTGGGCGCCGAGTCGATTCTGTGGAAGAACGGCTCTCGAATTTCGGTGCAGTCCAGTGGCGACGAATCTGGCCACGGAAAGACCGTTGACCTAGGCGTCATTGACGAAGCGTTTGCCGACACGGATGACATGCGAGAGCAGTCGATTCTTCCTGGCATGTTGACCAAGCCCAATGCGCAGTTGCTCATCATTTCAACGATGGGCACAGAGTCATCGGTTTACTGGAATCGTAAAGTCGAACTTGGACGAAATTCTGTGTCGTCTGACTCGCGCTCAGGCATTGCGTATTTCGAATGGTCATCGCACAAAGACGATGACCCGGACAATCCCGAAACTTGGGCGGCTTGCATGCCGGCCTTGGGGCGAACGATTAACCATGCGGCTGTGCTGCATGCTCGGTCGACCATGAGCGACGGTGAGTTTCGACGAGCCATGCTCAACCAACCAACGATTGCCGACGACCGGCTTATTGGTGTCCAAGTATGGAACGACGCTTCAAGTTCGGGACATGTACCCGAAGCGCCGTTTGTGTTCGCTGTAGAGATCAACCCGGAGCGCACCTGGGCATCGGTTGTCGTTGCCGGTTCCAATGGCGTCATCGAGCTCATTGAGCATCGTGCCGGGACGTCGTGGTTGGTTGAGTGTTTGCAAGGTCTTCGCCAGCATGGCGAGATGCGCCTGGTCATTGATGACTACGGCCCAGCCGCTGCTTACATTTCCGACATTGTTGCGGCCGGCATCAAGGTGATTTCCTACAAACACCGAGACGTCGCCATGGCTTCAACGAAGTTCTACGACGACCTGTATTCAGGCAAGGTCAAAGTGCGCTCGCACCCAGACCTCGACGAAGCCGCAGCTGCCGTACACAAAAAGCCAACCGGTGACTCTTGGGTCTTTGCTCGAGCCTCCGCCGCTGACGTGTCGCCGCTGATCGCTTCAGTTCTTGCTTATGACCAAGCGGCCAAGCCTCAAACCGAGGACGTCTGGCTGCACTTTTAAGGGGTGCCATGACCCGCAGCAACATCGCAATTGCTCTTCAATCGGTTGGCTTGTCGGCATTGTCCGTCGGTGTCGGCCTCTACAACTTGGCCGCTGGCGTCATTGTTGCCGGCCTTTCAGCTGTGCTCTTCGGCGTGGCCATCGAACGAGGTGAATGACTTTGGGACTCGCAACGCTTTTGCCGACTTCAACTGAGACCAGGGCAGCCGGTTCACTCTCGTGGACTGACTACCAGCGCATGTACGAGAACTTTGGTTTCAACGGCATCCAGTACGTCGTCCCTCAGTCAAGTGTTGCGAAACTCACCGCTCTCGAAGGCCAGCGCAACCCGATCGTCGCTGCCTGTGTGCGTATCCGCATGGCTGTTTTTGCTGAAGCGACTTTTCAGTTTCAAACGTACGCGCCGGCCGGGAAACTCTTTGGCAAGCCGGCACTTCGATTGCTCGAGCACCCATGGCCCGGCGGCACGACGCAAATGCTGTTGGCCACCATGGAATCTGACGTTTCGTTTTACGGAAATTCTTACTGGCTCTACCGTGACGAGCAGCTGCACCGACTTGACCCAACGCACGTCAAGATCATCACGGCCGACCTCGAGGACACCGTTACCGGTGCCATGATCGGCAAGACCTTGGTGGCCTACGCCTACGTCGACCAAAAAGGCAAACAGGTTGCCACCTTCCTGCCCGAAGAGATCGTCCATTACAAGCCAATCATTGACCCGGAAGAACCGTACCGAGGTCTGTCTTGGCTGTCAGCAATTCTTCCGGACATTTCCGCTGACCAAGACATGACGACCTACAAGACGTCGTTCTTGCGCAACTCGGCTACACCGAACTTGGTGGTGACGTTCAAAGACGGAACCAACCCTGAGTCCATTGAAAAGTTCCGTGATCGCATGGAGGCGTTTCACACGTCGCCAGACCAAGCCTTCAAGACCCTCTACGTTGGCTCAGGAGCCGACGTCAAAGCCATTGGCGCCAACTTTGCCGACATGGCATTTGCAGCTGTCCAAGGCCAAGGCGAGACCCGCATTGCCGCCGCTGCCGGTGTTCCTGCCGGCCTTGTCGGAATTGCCGAAGGTTTGAAGGGCTCAACGCTCAACGAAGGCAACTTTGCTGCAACTCGACGTGCATTTGCTGACGTCACGATTCGTCCGCTTTGGCGTTCGGTGTGTGGTGCGCTTGAGAACGTGGTCAAAGTGCCAAAGAACACTCGTCTTTGGTACGACTCAAGAGACATTCCGTTCTTGCAAGCGGACGAAAACGACGCCGCTGCCATTCGCCAACAAGACGCCACGACGATGACCGCTCTCGTGTCGGCTGGTTATGACCCTGATTCAGTTCGTGACTCGATCATGAGCGGCTCATGGGCCGGCCTTACTCACACCGGCTTCCTGTCGGTGCAGCTGCAACCGATTGCCGACACACCTGGTACGGCACCAGAAGCACAGCCGACGTTGCCGGCTACGGCACCGCCTGAACTGAACCCAGGAGAATAACTGTGGACCCCAACGCGTTAATTCAAGCCGTTGACGCCTCAATCGACGAGGCGCTCGTGCTGATCCAAGACATTGACATGACCACGCTTGACCCTTGTGTTGCTCAAGCACTCGCATTGATTCAAGCCGCTGGTTGCGTAATTGACGAATTCATGGAAGCCGTCGGCATTTACGACGCTGACGAACCTGCCGTGATGGCTCAAGAAGGCCAAGAAGACCCGCAAGTTGAAATGGAATCAACCGCATTGCCAATGCGTGCTGTTGCGCCAACCGAAAACTTGCTCCGAGCCACTATGGGTGGCGTTGAGCTGCGCGACAACGCCGAAGGTGCACCGGTTTTGTACGGCCACTTCTCCATGTTTGACCAGCCCTACGAAATCGACTCGGCCTACGAAGGCCGCTTCCTCGAAATGATCGACCCAAAGGCGTTTGCTGAAACGATCCAAGCCGACAAGTCGAACATGCGCGTGCTGTACGACCACGGTTTTGACCCAGCCATTGGCAACAAGCCACTTGGGCCCATTGAAGTGTTGCAATGCGACGCACAAGGCGCCTACTACGAAGTTCCGTTGCTTGACACTGACTACAACCGCAACTTCGTGCTGCCGGCTCTTCGAGGACAACTTATGGACGGTCGCCAAGTCGGTTCCGTGCTCGGTGCATCGTTCCGTTTTCAAGTCCAAGACGAACAATGGACGTATCCCGAGGCACGCACCTCGAGCAACCCG